TACGGAGTAGTTTCATTTAAAAATTCAATATGTTTACCTTGCTTTGCAAGCAAGTTGCCAACGTGTTTTTCTGCATCACCGCCACTAAATGTCGCACCTTTAGCTTTGTTCTTTGAAAACTTATGCCCCTTATGATATACGTTATAACCGCCTGTTTTGCTATCGAACACTGCTTTAGTCCAATCCTCGTCGTATGATTTGAACTTGACTTCAGAAATCTTCGCCTTTGCTCTGTCGGCAAAAGTATATGTGCGACTAATATTAGCCAATGAAGATGTACGCTCTTCTTTGCTGAATTGGTTAATCCAAAGGCTCTTGTTATCTCGTAAGAAGTATGCAAGTTTACCTTTCTGAGCAGAACTTATTATCTTGTCGTGATTGCTTGCGATATATGCTCTGAATTGTTCAGGCATATCCGTAATTTCAATAGCCTCCTCACCCTTTTTTAACCCTTCCGCAGATTGCAGTATCGGAACGCAGAAGCAACGGTCGTTGGGATGCCAGCCCGTCCAGATGAAATTCTTTGGGTAGTTACCTTTCAATTCATCGCAAATGTCAGCCTCCTTATGTCCCGGACTAAGGCATATCTTATAGCCAATGATGAACGGCATTTGATTCCATCGGAGCAGTTCTGCTCTGCGGTATGCCATATTCGCCTCCGAGCGCATAAGGCGTTTTATGTAATATTTGCAATCTTGCAAGTTGTTTTTCTCGCCGTATTGTTTTGTGTAGCCGTCGTGAAGTTCCTTGAAGTTTGATAGGTAATGCTTTATGCGAGACAATAGATAGGAAGCTCCAAGTGTAGCTCCTGTCAGTAATGCCATGGAAATCGCAGCTTCGAGGCATGACTTGTATTTCTTTGTGTGGTTGTCAACCCTGTTATAGACTGTTGTTCCATCATCAGAACGTTCTTGAAACCGTTTCAACTCATCCTCGTTGTCTTGGTAGAAACCCTCCGCTTGTTCATCGCTGACATAACGTCTTATGGAAGTGTCAATAAGATTGTCTTGCGCTTTGTTGCTGTTTCCCCATTCCTTTTTTATGTTAGCCAATATCTGCGCATAGATTGTGGCTTTTGCTTCTGATATGATATTATTCAGTTGTGCCTTATTGTCAGAAGATGCGAAAGTGAACGGCTTTTTATCTGTTACGGACGCTTGGGCTGTTGCGACAAGGACGGCGACACGCTCGTTAAAGCCGTTAATCAAAGTGTCAGCATTTGTCTCGTAGTTGTCAAGCCGTTTGTTCAGACTATCGTACAATTTCTTCTGATTTGGTGTCTTTATGCGTGTCATATACTTGAATTTGGCACAAAACTATAAAAAAGATTTGAAAAACAAACTTATATTGCCAACTATTTTGTATCTTTGCCAACAAAACAAAGGATAACGCTATGGTGGATATTGAATACCTGTTTGACGACACCCAAAGAGTTGATGAAACGATAACTCGGCTCAAAGAAAAGACGCTTGACATTGAGCCGTGGAGTGAACTCTTGTATGACTACGAACCTACTTTGCATCGGATTATGAACGACCATGTGAGCAGGGAAGACCATGCCGTGAACGGGAGGCTCGACAAGGCTGCACGTATAACCGTAGGTCTTGAAAAATTGCTCGTCAACAGAATGGTGGAGTTTATGGTTTCCATACCAGTGAAGCGCATCTATCACAACGTTGATGATGACACGGACAAGCAAGAGATTGTAAAGGTCATAGAAGCCATTTATAAGCGTGCTCGTATCAATTCGGAAAACATAAAGCGTCTGAGGGAGTATTTCGCAACTTGCGAGGCTGTCTCCATTTGGTACACGATACCAAGCGTGAACAAGGAGTATGGCTTTGAGAGTAGAATGAAACTCCGTGTAAATACGTACTCTCCTATGGCGGGATATAAGTTATATCCGCTGTTTGATGAGTATAATGATATGGTTGCCATGTCGATTGAATATGAGCGTAAGGACGTAAGTGGAAACGAGATAACGTTCTTCGAGACCTACACCAGTCAGACGCACATCAAATGGCGTTACGATGATGGCAAATGGGTGGAGATAGAGCGAACCCGAATAACGTTGATGAAGATACCTTGCATCTACATCTATCGCCCCAAGCCTATCTATTGGGGATTGTCGGTTCTGCGTGACGAACTGGAATACACCCTGTCAAGACAGTCTGATGTCGTGGCTTACAATGCTGCGCCTATCTTAAAGGTTACTGGCGAGATAATGAACGAGGACGAGAATAAGGGTGCAAGCCGTAGGTTGTTCCGTATGGAAGACGGCGGCGATGTGTCATACGTCTCTTGGTCGCAATCCACCGAAGCGGTTAAGAACCACATAGACCAACTTCTGAAACTCTTTTGGATGCAAGGGCAGATGCCCGATGTGTCATTCGAGAAACTTGCAGGTATCGGGCAGGTGGGCTACGATGCACGAAGATTGCTTTTCACCGATGCTCACCTCAAAGTCAATGACGAGAAAGGGTCGGTTGTTGAGTTCTTGGAGCGTGAGGGTAATGTCATTAAGGCTTTCGTCAAGGAGATACGCACAGACTTAGCCGACAAAGTTGACGAGATAGATATTGAGCACGTCATAACTCCGTTCATTCAAGACGATGAACAGCTGGAAATCAACAAGGGTGTAGCAGCCAATGGAGGCAAGCCCTTGATGAGCCAGCGAGAGAGCATTATGCGTTACGGCAAATCGAAGGACGCAGACAAAACCATGCAGGAGATACGTGAGGAACAAGCCTACACCATGCAAATGGCAGCACAAGTAAACAATGAATAATTATCCAGATATGATACGACCCGAATTTATAGTAATGACAACCGCTTTCGGAGGGCGTGATATAAAGTACCTCCACGATGCTATTCCCAATCTGCGGGAATGCGTGGATTATCAGCATGACGCTATGGCGAACTTCCTTAACTCTATGAATATGACCGAGAATCCATGCGTTCATATAGAGGATGACATAGAATTGTGTGACGGTTTCTTAGAGAAAGTCATCGATGCAGTCAATCAATATCCCGATACAATTATCAATTTCTTTTCTTTGCGTAAAGAAGATTACGAAATAGGCAAGCCGCATTTTGTACCGGGGCGTTCTTTCATGATGAACCAATGCTTTTACATTCCTGCTGGTATGGGGTCGCTAATAGCGAATTTTTATGCAGAATGGGATAAAAAAGAGATACACCCCACAGGATATGATATTATGATGGCTGACTGGATGAAAAAAAACAAGATGAAATACCTTGCATGGTTTCCGCATCTTGTTAATCACATACATTGCAAATCGCTGATAAATCCCAAGCGTAGTTCTGGTCGTAGCGACAAAAATTGGAAGAGGAATTGAGATGAACGAATATGATAAAATTGCGAATACCTACGATTCTTTGTTTGTTGACAAAGAAAGCAAGTATGAGGATGCTATAACAAGCAAATTATTGGGGAATCTTAAAGGCGGAGTGATTGATATTGGATGTGGCACAGGGCTTCTCGTGGAAATCACTGATATTTCTCCAGATGATTATTGCGGAATAGACCCATTAATTCGTATGCTTGACATATTCAAGAAGAAGCACCCTGAGTATCTGACATTCGAGTTGTCTTTTGAAGATTTTTTTGATGGCAAACGTAAATCAAAATTTTCTAATTGGGTTAGTTTGTATGGGTCGATTTCTTACGTGGACAAAGGTTGCGTAGAATTGTTCGGTAAAACAAGCGTGGAAAAATTCTTGATGTTTTATGCCGATGACTATACACCACAGACATACAACAAGACTGGCATTCATCCTAAGTTTAATAAATACACGCAAGAAGATCTACGAAAGATATTCGGAGAATCATGCGCGGTTTACAGATATAACAATTACTTTGTAGTACAGACGATATGATTTTTTATTCGGAAAAGAATGTTTATGAAGCAGCCAAGGACAGGATACGTGATGCGTTCCGCCAAAATACAGGGAAGAAGTTTTGCGTAACTTTTTCCGGTGGAAAAGATTCTTCCACGGTCTTGCATCTTGTGCATGAGGTTATGGGCGAGTTCGGTATAAAAAGGATTCCTGTCCTATTCCTTGATCAAGAAGTTGAAGCGCCGCAGACGATAGAGTACACAAGAAAGGTAATGAATTACGACTGGGTTGAGCCTTATTGGATTCAGTGCTTCTTTCAGGAATGGAACGCATCAAAGGGTGATTGGTTCAACGTGTGGGGACCAGGAGAGAAATGGGTGCGTGACAAAGAGTCAAGCGGAACGATAACGGACATAATATATCCAAAGCATCAGTATTTCTCTGAAACGTTGGATAGTTGCATGGAGTACCATTTCGGAAAAGACCTCGTTACCTTCAATGGGATGCGTATCGAAGAGTCTCCAAAACGAAGAAGACTATTATCTCGCAATGGAGGCACTCCCGTATGGAGTAAGAATGACAAGCGTTTGACCTTGTGTCCTATTTGGGATTGGTCGGCAAATGATGTGTGGTATTACATTTTCAGCAACAGGTTTGAGTATTGTAAGCTGTACAACTATATGCTTACTAAACGTCCTATTGGCAAATGCCGTGTGTCATCTTTCATTCACGAAAGCTCTATATCCACGCTGAAAGACTTGAAAGAATATGCGCCAGCATTCTACGAGAAAGCCCTGAAACGAGTTGATAACATAAATTCATCGGTACAATCTCTTGATATGCTGTCTATGTTTGCGCAGACATTGCCGCCATATTTCAAGGACTGGGAGGATTATGTAAATTATCTTATCGATAATATAGTCGAGTTAGACACTAATAAGAAGAAATTCCGTAATGGATATTATTCTTATTTGCGCCGATGGAGGAAAAAATGCGCTGCGCCAGAATACCAATCGTTTCTTGTTAATCAAGAAAAGGAAATCGGCAGGCAATTCGTTCAATCAATAATTTACGAAGACTTTCCTTTGTCTGGTGTCGTGAATTGTGATTATGGTTGGGTCGTTAACTTTTTACAATATAAAGATGGACTTAAAAGAGCAAATAAAGAAAGCGTATGAGGAGGCGGATGATAAGTTCGCATTCCTAAATTCTCTTAGCGAAGTCATATATCAGCTTTCGCCAGAGAAAGAGAATCCTGTCTCTCGCATACTGTGGATAGACAAGGAGAATGTTGTTGCCAACAACTATAACCCGAACAGCGTAGCGGCAAAGGAGATGGAACTGCTATACACCTCTGTAAGAGAAGATGGTTATACGCAGCCCATCGTAACAGTGTGGGATGAAAGCGTGAAGAAATACGTCATTATAGACGGTTTCCACCGCAACCTTATCATCCGTAAATACCCAGATATAGACAAGCGTTGTCACGGCAAGTTGCCTATCGTTGTTCTTGATAAGAACATAGACCAACGTATGGCATCCACCGTGCGACATAACCGTGCTCGTGGTAGCCACTCTGTTGACGGCATGACAAACATTGTCTTCACTATGTTGAAAGACGGATGTTCGGAGCGTGAGATATGTAAGAAACTTGGGCTTGAAAAGAAAGAGTTTGTGAAGCTGATGTACATCACTGGTTTCGCAAAGATTTTCAAGAACTATCAGTACAACAAGGCAATAGACGTGATTTTGCCATCAAATAAGATAGAGGAACATCTAAATCAGAAAGAGAATGAGCAATATGAAGATTAAATTGGTGAATATTGGCAACATAAAGCCGTACTTCAACAACCCGAGGAACAATATCAACGCCATTAACCCTGTAAAGCAATCAATACGCAAATTTGGTTTTACGAAACCTCTTATAGTTGATAAAGACGGAGTGATTATCGCAGGGCACACACGCTATCTCGCAGCCTTTCAGATGAACTTGGAGAAGATACCAGTTATCTACTCTGACATGGATGAGGAGCAGGCAAAGATGTTTCGTATTGCGGACAATAAGCTCGCAGAGAAATCGTCTTACAACGAAGAAAAACTGATTGAGGAACTAAAGGCATTGTCTATCCC